GCATATAAAAAGCATACAGAACCACAGGTTAGACAGAGACCTGTTCTAGATTACGATGAAATTTTTGAGGATTCTGATTTAGATGACTAATAGAGCACGAGAACTTGTAAAATTGCTTGAAAAACTTGTTAAGCAAGATCATCTTTATACTGATGAAAAAATCAGAGAAATGAAGCAACAACTGCGAGTTTTAAAAGAGGAACTTGCAGAACTAGAAGCAAAAACATCAAAAGGATTTGGAAAGAAATGAAACCAATTAAAGCAAAAGATCTTCTTGAACTTGATAAAAATCTTGAAGTAGTAGTTCTCCAATGCTACGCACTCCCAGAACAAGTCATTTATCAAGCAGGTAAATGTGATTATTCAGAAACTCCTATTCACAATCAAACTATTCCCAAACCAAGTGAATGTGGGGAGTGGGTTGTAGAGCGCCTGTTAAGTAATGAGAAAGGGCACTGGGGTCCGCTAGAACACCCCTCTATTACTTTTTCGGTGTCTGGGTATGTTCATAATGTTGCGATGCAAGCACGAACTCATAGAGTGGGTGTAAGCTTTGATGTTCAATCGCAACGTTATACTGGTAAAAGAGTGATTAAAGTTGCAAGTGGTGAATTAAAACCAGAAGATGTATTTTTTGTGCGTCCTCCTGGATTTTATACCAATCGTTATGGTAAGAAGTATGATTGGACACAAGAAGATTATCAAGACGAACTCAACTGGATTGTAGAAGGTTGTAAACGCTATGCAACAAAATACGAGAAAGGAATGTGCGAAGAACACATTAGGGATTATCTTGCACAAGCAATTCGTCAGAACTTTGTCGTTTCTTTTAACTTACGTTCTGTTCTTCACATTATGGATCTGCGAGCAAAAATGGACGCACAACTAGAGATTCAAGCATTGTGTGAACAATTTGCCCCTCTGCTCCAAAAATGGTCGCCAAATGTTTGGAAGTATTATGAAGAAAAACGTCTTCACAAAGCTCGTTTGAGTCCTTAAATTATATAAATAATGGTAGAATAAACCTATCACAGTATGGTTTCACACTATATTTACAAAATAACAAATATTCTCAATGAGCAAATTTATGTTGGTAAGTCTAAAAAACCAAAGGTAAGATGGAGACAACATAAATCTCATTCAAAAGTGAGGAATACAAAATTATATTATGCTATGAGAAAGTATGGTGTTGAAAATTTTGTATTTGAAATTATAGAAGAATGTCTTGAAAATAAAGTAAATGAGAGAGAAATGTATTATGTTTCTCTTTTAAAACCATACTATAATATGACTAATGGTGGTGATGGTGGTGGATTTCTCAATAAAAAACACGGAGATAAATGGAAACAAGCAGTCAAACAAAGTAATTCTAAAAAAGTTGCTTGTTATGATTTAGATGGAAATTTAATTAATGTTTATGAAAGTTGTAGAGATGCTTCTTATGATGTTTTTGGTAAAGATTGTAGAGGTATAGATGCTGCAACAAGAGGAGAATATCAAACTTATGGTGGATTTCAGTGGAAAACATTTGATCAACAACCCTTAGAAAAAATACCTTCTTATAAAAGAACTTCTCATAAAGTTAAAAAAATAGCAAAATATGACTCTAATGAGAATTTAATTGAGATTTATGACAGTATGACTATTGCCGCTGAAAAAAATAACGCTTCAACCTCCAAAATAACTTTAGTTTGTCAAAATAAAAGGAAAAAACATAAAGGATATATTTGGAAGTATGTGATATAATAAAATGACTCTAAATAAATTATCTTGAAATTATAACAATGGCTGTCTACCCGATTGTGAATACAAAAACTGGTGAACAAAAAGAAGTGGAGATGAGCATCCACGACTGGGACCAGTGGAAAAATGATAATCCAGACTGGATCCGCGATTGGTCTGACCCTTCTACTTGCCCTTCTCCTGGAGAAGTTGGTGAGTGGAGGGACAAATTGATTGCACGTAATCCTGGATGGAATGAAGTATTAGAAAAAGCAAGCAAGGCTCCAAAGTCAACTGTAAAGAAACTCTAATATGGCAAGAAGAAACAGAAGAGCAGAACAACCTATCGGGGTTGGTCTTACAACTCGTCAAATGAAGCGTAAAAAACCATTAAGTTCTGATTATCTAGTCGATATTGATCCGCTTACAGATAATCAAAGAAAACTTTTTAATTCTTATGCTGAAGGTAAACATCTTGTTGCATATGGTTGTGCTGGAACTGGTAAAACATTTATTACACTCTATAATGCTTTGAAAGATGTTCTTGATGAGAGAACTCCTTATGAACGTATCTATCTTGTGCGTTCACTTGTAGCAACTCGTGAGATTGGTTTCCTTCCTGGTTCTCATGAAGACAAGGCAGACATCTACCAGATTCCTTATAAGAATATGGTGAAGTATATGTTTCAGATGCCCTCTGATGCTGACTTTGAAATGCTTTATGGTAACTTGAAGTCACAAGAAACTATCAAGTTCTGGTCTACTTCGTTTATTAGAGGAACAACCTTAGATAATGCAATTATTATCGTTGATGAGTTCGCCAACCTTAATGGGCACGAATTAGATTCTATTATTACCCGTGTTGGTGAAAATAGTAGAATTTGTTTTTGTGGAGATGCTACTCAATCTGATTTAATTAAAACTAGTGAGAGAAATGGTATTATTGACTTTATGAATATTATCAGAAAAATGCCATCTTTTGATATAATTGAATTTGGTATAGATGACATTGTAAGATCATCTTTGGTCAAGGAGTACTTATTAGCAAAATATGAACTTGGCGTCACTTTATAATTATATGTCTAACTCGTAAAGAAATAGATTTATATAAATAATTAAAACCTTTACGAGTTAGATAATGTATAAAATTTATTTAATTACTAATATTGAAAATAAAAAACGGTATGTTGGTATAACTAAATTTTCTCTTGAAGAACGATTTTCGCAACATATTAAAAGAGGATTTCTTCTAACTGAGGCAATCCAAAAATATGGTCAACAAAAATTTTTTATTGAATTAGTTGAAGAAGTTGAAAGTGCTGAAAGAGCATACGAATTGGAGCAGTATTATATTAAGCAATATGATACAAAAGTTCCCAATGGTTATAATTTAACTGATGGTGGTGATGGTATTTTTGGTTGGGAAGCAAGTGAAGAATATCGTCAAGAATGTTCTGAGCGAGTAAAACAACTTCATAAAGAGAAAAAAGTTGGTATGTATGGTAAAAATCATAGTGAAGAAACTAAGAAAAAAATGAGTGAAGTATCAAAAGGAAAACCAAAACCTTGGTTGATTGGTAGAAAATTTAGTGAAGAAACAAAAGAAAAAATTCGACAATTAAATCTTGGTAAAACTCTTTCTAAAGAAACTAGACAAAAAATTAGTGAAAATCATCACGATATTTCTGGAAAAAATAACCCTATGTATGGAAAAAAACATTCACCAGAAACTATTGAAAAATTAAAACAAAAAGCAAAAAACCGACCTAAAAGATTCTGGATCAATAATGGTATCGAGGAAAAACTTATATCTATTGACGAACAAATACCAATCGGTTATAATAAAGGGAGAGTGAGGTCTTAATGTTCAAACATATTGATATTGAACTCCCTAAGTTGGAGCGTGAGACAATCGACGGGGTAAGATATTATAGAGTTCCTGATGATGAAGAATTACTTAAACTAGTTTCTATCACCTCTGTAACCAGTCATTTTAATAAAGAGATCTTTATTAATTGGCGCAAAAAGGTTGGTGATGAGGAAGCAGATCGTGTCACAAAAGCGGCAACAAGTCGTGGCACAGATATGCATACTCTTGTTGAGGATTACCTGCATAATCGGAATTTATCCGATGTTCAACCTATTTCTGACTTTCTTTTCAAGATTGCAAAAACAGAGTTAAATCGCATAAATAATATTTACGCTTTAGAAGGGTCCCTATATAGTAAGCAACTAGGCATTGCTGGGACTGTTGACTGTATCGCTGAATATGACGGCGAGTTAGCAATAATCGACTTTAAGACTTCTAAAAAACCAAAACCACGTGAGTGGATCGAACACTATTTTGTTCAATGTATGGCATACGGTTGTATGTTGTATGAGTTGACTGGTATTTCAGTCAAAAAACTTGTAATCATCATGGCATGTGAAAATGGAGAATGCGTCGTCTATGAAGAACGAGACAAATCAAAATACATCAAACTTCTCACAGAATACATTAGAAAGTTTGTTAGAGATAAACTGGAACTCTATGGAACCAAATAAAGAACTAGAACAGGCAATAGAAAATAAGTTCTTAACACCTTCAAAATTTGCTTTGGAGATAGAGCACATTGTGGCGACTGAAAATATGAATTATATTGACGCTATCTGTCACTATTGCGAAGTCAATAGTTTGGAAGTAGAATCAGTCACAAAACTCATTTCCAAACCTTTGAAAGAGCGTCTGAAGTGGGACGCAACTCGTCTTAACTTCATGAAACGGACTTCGAAAGCAAAATTGCCTTTATGACCGTGACACCTTTTGAGACCTATCAACATTATTTGTCACTTAAAAATCATTTTACAAATCCAAAATACGACTTCTTTAAGTATGGTGCGAAGACTCGCGCCAGTTTAACTTCGTTTAATAAGCGCAAGGACAAATATTTTTTCGAAAAAACATCGAGAAAATATTCTGATAAAGAAGTCGTAGATTTTCTTGTATCAAACTTTGTATCCGTAGACAACCCCCAAAACTTGTGGATTGGTGAGATTATCAGTTCTGGAGAAAGAAACTACTCAGATTGGATGAAGCGCCAACAGAGTTTGACTTACTTGTTCAAAGAACAAAGCAGCGAATTGTTCTCGGAGACGAAATTAGACGATGCCTTGAACTGTTCCAAAGGTCATCCACCCGTTCTTAAGAAGTTCCTGAGCGGGAAACTTTGCCTAGAAACCCTAGTGATCTATGATAAAATATTCCTGTTCGGGAAGACCTTTGATAAGAAACTTCTGGACCCAGTGTGGGAAACCGTAAGTTTGAAAATTAAAAAATATAATCCCTTTCTAAATATTGACGTATTCCAATTTAAAAAGATTTTACGGGAAATCATAGATGAGTAACTTTTTTGACTCCGACATTATTCAAGACGAACTGAGAGAAATCAACAAGTTACAAGAAGAAATCTACGGAAGCATTCTAACCTTTGGTATGATGCCCCGTGAGACCAAACTGGAAAACATTGAGAAACTTGAGCTCTTGCTAGAAAAGCAGAGAGTGATGTATACTAGGTTGTCCCTTTCAGACGACCCCGAAGCGGTTGAGATGAAAGAGAACCTACGCAAGTCAGTTGCTCTGATGGGTTTCCCACCAGAAACTGATATGCAAGTTTTATTCAGTAGTATGAACAAGACAATCGAATCTCTCAAGAAATACATTGACCGTTGAGAGAAACCCTGTTATACTATCCGAGTAATCCCCCGAATCCAAACTATCCGAGGTAATCCAAATGTCTTTCGCAGACCTTAAAAAGCAATCTAAACTGGGTTCTTTGACCGCAAAACTGGTCAAAGAAGTCGAAAAAATGAATACTACTAGCGGTTCAAGTGATGACCGCCTGTGGAAACTGGATGTAGATAAGAGCGGCAATGGTTATGCCGTGATCCGTTTCCTTCCTGCTCCGAACGGTGAGGACCTTCCGTTCGTGAAACTCTACA